TTGCACCTGCTCCGCTTGCACCTGCTCCGCTTGCACCTGCTCCGCTTGCACCTGCTCCGCTTGCACCCGTTCATAAACTCAAAAAAAAAATATTATTAAAGAAAAAAAATAATACTACGAACGTCTAACTCAATAAATGTAATTATTTTATAAAATATAATTACATAATATTTCTATATATTTAGATCTAAAACATAACGTCATACCCATCGTCTCCACCCATGTCAACAACACTAATATTTGAGGCATTATTGTTAATCGTTAGTTTTTTTAAACTACATTCGTCCTCATCATTATTCAATCCTTCAAACCCATTCTCAATTATTTTTGACACATTGTTCTCTTCAAACTCATCTACTTTAATTTGTGTTATTTTATCATAATCAAGAATTACTTGAAACGCGCTAGTTCCAAAATATCCTTCTTGTCCGCACATAACGTTCGCAGAAACGCCCTTCATTGCGTCTAACTCCGCATGACGAGCCGCATTCAAGAACATTTCAGGAGTTTCTTCAAATGAAGCTTTTGCAATAGGACCAATGTCGTCATTATTAATCCCATGCCGAAATATAGATACCATCGCATCATTGCATGTCATGCGGTCACATAACATACTTAAATGATGAAAGTTAATATAAGTGCTATCAAACTCAATAACTTCAGAAAGTTCATTCATAATTGATTGGCGCGCAGCTTCTATACCAAGAACACGATAAATTTCTTGAATGTCATTTGTATATGTTCGTGTTACATCAATATTATCCAGACTCAATAAATCCATTAAATTTGTACCAATTGTATCTAAAACCCACGTTTCTTTTTTTATAAAATTACCATCTTCCATTAGTAAACTATCGAGAATTTTTCGCGGCGTAACCTTTTTAATTTTTTTAACTCCACGTAATACTAATTTATCCAATAATGTATCCTGAAAATTTTTAAGTAAATAAATCTCATCTGATTGGTCTAATGTTTTCTTCTTTAAATTATTCATTTTTGTAGTTATTTTATTATTCAATCGAAGACGAAAGACAAGATTATCGCTATTATAATCTGAAAACACACAAGACAATTGATTATCACTATATGTATTGTTCACTGCAAAATGAATATCATCCATTGTTATATTTCGATCTAACATTTCTTCCGTATTTAATACAATGCGAATAACCCAGTTAGATTTAACTATATTTGAAGAACTACTTTTTAAATTCGCAGGTTCATTTACGTCGGTATTACATTCATCCATCATCTTTTCAAACTCATCGTATAATTTCATAACATCTTTATCTTCATTAATCATAGTATTTCCATTATTATGAGGGTCAAAACAAATCTTAACAGAATCAACAATCGTTCGCAATTGTGTATGTTCCAAATTATTAATCATACGCTTAGCATTTTCTTGGTCACATTCTTCATTCTTATGTAGATATACAGTACAAGACGGATTTTTCGGATTTTCGGATAAAGATATAATTTCTTCAATACGCGGTAGACCCCGAGTTACATTAGACTTACTAGCAACACCAGCAAAGTGAAACGTATTCAATGTCATTTGTGTTGTGGGCTCGCCAATAGATTGAGCCGCAATCATTCCAACCATTTCACCCGGCGCAATAATTGCTTTTTTATACAACAAAACAACTTTATCTATTAATATTGATAATGATTTACGATTGAACTTTTTTATCATAAGTAATTCTTTCGGCGTAAGATAGTAATAATACAACATTTTAAAAAGCATATTAGGCTGGCAATATTCTATAGACATGAGCCGGCTAAATCCTTCGTCGATCATTTCAAATGCTTCAAGTGGAGTAATATCGACAAGTGAATTTAAATTTATATGATTTTGTGCCTGAACGTTATTGATTGTATGTATAAATGAAACTGGCATATTAACACTTCGGTTATCACGATAACCAAAAACATTCATAACTAATCCGCTTCGAACTTGTATTGCCATATCAATAATTTCTTTTGTTCGTTTGGATAAATCGTTCGATTGTTTTGAAAGTCTTTTTATTGTTGGGCTTGTAAATGATGCAATATATACGTCATCTGCCTTGTTTTTTCCGTTTGCAGATACATTTGGCATTTGAAAATGAACGTAAATATCTTCCAATGTCATTTGAACCAGAGGAAGAGGTTGCGATTCTACTTTAACTGGGTCAAATCCATCATCGCCATAAGTAAACTGAATAATTTTACTTTTGTTGTTGCGAATCGTCATATCATATTCAACCTTTAGATCTTCTAATCCTTTAATTAAACGACGTTGGATATAACCAGTTTGCGATGTTTTCACCGCCGTATCAATAATACCAATACGACCACCCATTGCGTGAAAGAATAATTCTTCAGGAGTTAATCCAGAAATAAACGAATTTTCTACAAATCCTCGTGCCGAAGGAGAATCATCATATTTGGTGAAATGTGGTAATGTGCGATTTTCAAATCCATATGGAATTCGCTTATTATCTACATTTTGTTGTCCCAAGCATGAAATCATCTGCGAAATATTTAAATCACTTCCCTTGGAACCAGCATTAACCATAATAACGAAACGATTATCTTTATTTAAACTTTCACGACCAATTTTACCCGCATCATTCACTGCTTTACTCAATATATTATTCACTTGACTCTCAAACTCACGCTCATCTGTTTGTCCGGACTTATTTTCAAAGATACCCAAATGAGTTTGGTCAATCAGCATTTTTACTTCTAATTTCTTTTTCATAATAATATCAGCGATTGCATCATTCGTTGTTTTATTCGCAATTAAATCATTTACACCCACACTATAACCACTGGTCTTCATGTATTCAGTTATAATATTTTGCAAATCATCTATGAAATTCATTGCTTCTTTATTTCCGTAATCATTACAGATACGATGAATTATCCCATTCGTTCCGTCACCAAGGACGCCCTTCTCTAATTGTCCCCTTATATATTTTCCATTCATAATTTCTAGCACATTATTTGATGTTTTAAATTCTTCTTTATCGTCATATCGTTTCGTTTTATACTTTAACGTAAACGGAGGTAAAATCTGCGACAATAAATTAAAACTAGATATTTCTTTTTTAGGAAGTTTTTCAATATCTACCTTATTATATGCCATTAATAAATTCATAGCATCTCGGGGTGAAAAGTTAATATTTTCTCTTGTAAATCGATATGAGCCAAGCAATGAATCTTGAAAAATACCAATAATTGTTTTATTATTTGCTGGACTAATAATTTGCCAAGGAACCGCCGCTAGATTTCTTAGTTCAGACTCACTCTCAATGTCTTGAGGCATATGTAAGTTCATTTCATCACCATCAAAATCTGCGTTATATGGTTTTGTATCGGCAACATTCATACGAAATGTATCACCGACCGGCATAATTCGAACAATATGACCCATCATAGACATTCGGTGTAAAGTTGGTTGACGATTAAATAATACACAATCGCCATTCATCATATGACGATGAACGATATCACCTTGTTCTAATTTAATCGAATCACGATCCACGTATCGTAAAGATATATTGTCTCCGTTTTTCTTTTCCAGAATTTTTGCTCCAGGATAAACATCGGGTCCATTCTGAACAAGTTTTCCAAGAAATTTTACATTTCGATCATTTACAATAACTGGCTTAGTTAAATTCTTTGCCATTTTCAACGGAACGCCCAATTCCATCGCAGACAAATTTGGGTCTGGTGTAATAACTGAACGACCGCTAAAATCAACACGTTTCCCCATCAAATTACCTCTCACGCGACCATGCTTCCCAACTAAACGTTCTTTTATGGATTTTAAAGGACGCCCAGAACGCTGGGACATTGGCGGAGCACCAGGTATTTTATTATCAACAAGCGAAGCGACATAATATTGTAAAAGAACACTCCAATCATGTATTACATTTGCCGAGGCGTTTGCCTGCATTTTTTCTTGGAGTGTCTTATTTGCCTTCAAAATGCTTACAATAATGTGAGTAATATCATCTTCACTGCGTTGTTGTGAGTCATGTTTTACCGATGGACGAACCGCCGGCGGTGGTATTGCTAATACTTGACAAATCATCCAATCAGGACGTGACCAAATAGGACTAAACCCCATGAATGATACATCATCTGCGGATATACGCCGAAAACATTTCAATAAAATTTCTGGTGTAAGATTCATCACCATATTATCGCCTTCAGTATTTTCCCATTCGGCGACTAAACTTGATAGACCTTCTTTTTTTATTTTACTAGGCTGTTTACAACCACAACCATCATCGGTATCTTCACCGCATCGTTTTATCTTACTTGCTAGCGCAAAAACAGAACTCCATCTTTCTTGAGATTGCATTTTCAGTAAATGTTTATATTTTTCTTTACTTATTTTTAATTTACTGCATTTAATACATATACAACGTGCGATTTTAATGATTGTAACTAAATATTGAATGTAAAACAATGGTCGTGCCAACTCAATATGACCAAAATATCCAGGCGTTTGCATATAGTCTAATCCGTCAGTCGGACAAATCAATCCTGGTTCCAATACACCCATACGTGGGTCAAACAATCCATTAATAACTGGTTTATTGTTTACGTATGCTTCGCGATTTGTGATTTCGGCTACAGACCCTTTGCGTATCTCATCTGGAGATAAAATACTAAATTGAATTCCAATAATCTTAGAAGCATTTTTCTTTATTGTAGCCATGATGTCTCTTATATTAACATAACAATATTTAGATATGTTTAATTCAATTTTATTATTAATTATTAATAATAATTAAATAATTAAATATGTAAAAAATTGAATTAAACCTATATCCTTTCTTTATCACAAACAAACCCCAAACGAAACCATCATGTCTTCGTCAATTGATAATCAAATGAATTCACCTGAACCTACGAAAAAATATAATACTCGTTATTCTAGTATTGTTAATGAAAAAAAAAGGAAAATAACAGCTTTATCGCCACCTTTGTATTCTAAGAATAAACGTTATCACAAATCAACACCTCCTCCCGAAAGTGAGGAGGAGGAGGAAGATGATGATGATGAGGATTATGACGATGATGAGGACGATGCTGATGACGACGTTGACGATGATGAGGACGATGAGGACGATGAGGACGATGAGGATTATGACGATGATGATGACGACGTTGAAAGTGAATTTGCTATGGAAGAATATCAAAAATTTCTAAGCGAATTATTTCCATCAAAATATATTTCTGAACGTGTCGCAAAAACAAAGAATATTAAAAAAACTTTACAGAACGTAAGCTCTTCTATTATTGTTCCTAAAAAAAAATCACATCGAAAATTAGACTTTGATTCCGATGAAGATAATTCATTATGTAAAAAACATAAAAAACATAATGTAACTCCAACCAAATTTAATATTTCATTTATGATAAATAACGAGGAGGAAAATTCTGATGTTATGTCAGATACGGAAGCTCTATACGATGAAGCATATAGCGGAAGTGAAAGCGGAAGCGGAAGTGGAAGTGAAAGCGGAAGTGAAAGCGAAAGTGAAAGTGAAAGCGACCACGATGTAGATAATAATATTATTAATTCTGGCAATAAAAAGTCAGCCGGTTCTAAAATTAGTAAGCGTTCATCTCATAATCCACAAGAAGAAGAATTAGCTTTTACTAAAATGAAAAGTATGTTTTCTAGTTTAACTCCAGACGACCTCTCAAATACTACAATTAAAACAATTATCAAAGATATTGAAAGTAAAGAAAAACGTTTTATTAAAAAAAATGAGGCAAGAGTCAAAAAGCAAAAGATTAAAAACACTAAAAAACTGAAAACTCTTTTTAAAGAACGCGATGTCATGAATGATTTAAAGTTCTTCAACGAACAAATGTCTTTAGAAGAACAACAATATGCTTTAGAACAATTTAAAACCATTAAAGAACATTCTAATATTGCAAAACCTTATCGCTTAACATTACTTGATTCCAATATTCCGCCACAATATAAATCAATTGCTTATCGCAAAATTTCATCATTGCGGCATATGGAGCCAGGCGGCAGTGAATACTTTAAAATGAAAAATTGGGTTGACGCGTTCATGCAAATTCCATTTGGCAAATACAAAAATTTGCCAATTTCTCTGGCCGATGGTGTTGAAAAATGCCATGAATTTATGGATAACGCAAAACAAACATTGGATCAAGCTGTTTATGGTTTAAATGACGCAAAACTACAGATTATGCAAATGATTGGTCAATGGATTGTAAACCCTGATGCTATTGGCACGGCAATAGCAATAAAAGGTCCAATGGGCACTGGAAAAACAACACTAGTTAAAGATGGAATCAGTAAAATTCTAGGACGAGATTTTGCTTTCATTTCTCTTGGAGGTGCGACAGACAGCAGCTTTCTAGAAGGTCATTCATATACATATGAAGGCTCTTTATGGGGCAAAATCGTGGATTTAATTATGAAGTGTAAAAGCATGAACCCTGTTATATATTTTGACGAATTAGATAAAATTAGCGATACGCCCAAAGGTGAAGAAATTGCCGGCATTCTTACGCATTTAACAGATACCACGCAAAATAATCAATTCCATGACCGCTATTTCTCCGACATTGATTTTGACCTAAGTCGCTGTATATTTATCTTCAGTTACAATGATGAAAGTAAAGTGAACCGAATTCTATTAGACCGAATGTATCGTATTCAAACCAAGGGGTACGACCAATCACAAAAAACCAAAATTGCGAATAATTATCTCCTACCAAAAATTTGTGAACAAGTTAAATTTAATACAACAGACATAGTTATTCCTGAAACAACCATGCATTATATCATATCAAATTATACAGAAAAAGAAGACGGCGTTCGTACCTTAAAACGATGTTTGGAAATTATTCATACCAAGCTCAACCTATATCGACTAATGCGCCCAGAAACGAATATTTTTGAAAATGAAATGTCTATTAAAGTTAATTTCCCTATGGAAATCACTCCACTTATTGTAGATAAACTTATTAAGAAAAATACAGACGCTGGAACTTGGCAAAATATGTATATGTAAACAGGCATTTTAATGAAAAATTAATGAAAATATATTTAATTATATATTTTTTATTTTTGAAGAACTAATTCGAACCAATGAAAAATATATATAAAAGTGTTTACACACATAATGATTTCGACCCAGAAACACATGCATGAATAAGATAAATATTTAAAACAATTAACATTCTTTATCAATGTAAAATGCCTTCGATAATTTCTTGATTATCTTGTTCTCGCTATCAACAAACTCGCCTTTGCCGCCCATCGATTGATTCATAATACGCAAATAAACATCATTTAGTCGATGTGTCGTATTCATGCATGACGGATGTTTATCGCGCCAAGGTATCATCAAATCTCCATTCTTTTTTGTTATGTATTTTATAGCCTTGCGTATTTTGTCATAAGTGCTATTCTCCTTTTCCCATATATCATC